CCAATAAAACCAATATCTACAATGTCAGATGTGTAGTTGTTGCCGGCAAGGTATAAGAGAGGATCGTCAACTAAGAAATTTTGAACGCTGATATAAGATGTGTTACCAGAAACGGTTAGGTTACCAACTACAGCTAGATCGCCTGTGATTGTACCACCTGCTGTTGCAAGTTTAGTGTTGGAATTAGCATAGGCTGCGATGGCGATTGTTTCGGCTGAGTTGGCTTTATTAAATCCTGCACCAGCAGCAGTGTATGCGTCATTAGCTTTCGTAATACCAGCAACGGCAATATCATAGCCAGAGTTGGCTTTATCAAAGGCTGCAACTGTGTTGGCGTTAACCAGATAAGCAAAGTAGTTAGCAGAGTTGGCCTTATCGAACGCACCAGAGGCAATTATTCCGTTATTGTAGGCCAATACGTTAGCGGAGTTGGCTTTATCAAAGGCTGCACCGGCTGCTGTTGTTGATGTGTTAGCCTTATCGAACGCGGCTACAGTATTTGCATTTACAAGAAAGGCAAAATAATTTGCAGAGTTAGCTTTGTCAAATGCGCCGCCGGCTATTGTTGTTGAAGTATTTGCTTTATCAAAAGCGGCTACGGTGTTGGCATTAACCAGATAGGCAAAGTAGTTAGCACTATTAGCTTTATCAAAGGCGGCCGCAGATGTTGCACCTGAACTAGAAGCATTAAGCGCATCAAAAGCCGCAGTTGCGATAGTATATGCAGAGTTTGTTTTGGTAACGTAAAAACTACCGCCAATGGGCAATACGCCAGCACCATCAGATGTACCAACGTACATAACATTTGCTGCGTATGAATAAGCTGGTTCACCAGCACTTAAAGATCCAGGTATATTGGTTACCGTTGATCTTTTAACCTGAATCGTAGTATTGGCCATCTTAGAATGTTCCTCCGCTTAAAGATGGCAGGGTTTTTACAACATACTTGCCCAAATTACTATCATAAACTAATGTGGCACCATCTACGGCACCCGTTGCAACTACGTCAGTTAATGTGGCTACAGATCCACTGCCACCACCAATTCCTACACCTACCGTTCTAATGGTTTCTCTGTTTTGGTTATTTATAGAAACTCTTGTTGTTGGAACAGAGTTTACTGTTACTTTGATAGCCATAGTTTTACCTTGTGATTCTCGGTGTTACTGTGATAATACCTTCTAATATTCTAGATTTAACGCCACTTGTATCGACGGTTTCAACATCAAATAGATAGCGACCGGCTTTAATGTTTGATGTATTAGCTGAAGCAAGAGACATTAGAACTGTACCATTGGCCGAATCTGTTATAGTGCAAACTATATTGGCTGACGCATTAGCAGAGTAATATGAGCGGCGCATCTGACTGGTCACTGAATAACCTTGTATATTGACCTTTGCGTTGGTCAAGTCATCAGTAATGTTGAGCGTATTATTGAATGTTGCTCCTTGATCCATGTATAGTTCTACATACGCGGCCATGTCTTACCTTACGTCTTGATTACTTTTAGAGCTACAGTCAATTTAGTTGCTGCTGATATTGATGTGACGTTAAATCTTAAAACGTCATTAGTATTGATTGTTGTTGTCCAACCAGTCAATGCAGTACTTGTATTTTTAGTAGCCGAACTTAGTGTTAATTGCTCTGTGCCTGTTATGGTGTTTGTGCTATTCGGCGCACCATCTGTTCCATAATTTGCATAGGTTGTCTTGTATATATCGACTGTGGCGTTTGCGGTAGTGTCTGATAGCAGAGCCCATTCGCTGATATAGGCATTAAAAGGTATAATTAAATCGCCTAAAGTTCCTGTAGGTATAACTTCACCAGCTCCAGATGCCACAAAGTTAATTGTTCCTACTGCGGCATTTGTAGCCAGACTGTTTGCGGCATTAGCTCTAGCGAAAGCGGCCGTTGCATTAGCATCAACCAGATAGGCGAAGTAGTTAGCAGAGTTAGCCTTGTCGAAAGCCAGTGAACCTATTGTAGTTGTATTGGCTTTATCAAAAGCTGCAATGGCTATTGTTTCTACCGAGTTAGCCTTATTAAATGCAGCCACAGTATTGGCATTGACAAGGTAGGCGAAATAGTTGGCAGAGTTGGCCTTATCAAAAGCGGCTACCGTATTAGCATTGACAAGGTAGGCAAAGTAGTTGGCAGAGTTGGCTTTATCAAAAGCATTAACAGCTCTTTGATTTATGATATTAGCCAGATTAGCTGAAGCGATATTAGCTGTTGATGTGTCCGCATCACTTACGCTAACATTAGCAGAAATATAAAGTATACCGCCTCTGGTGACATTCGCCGAAACTGTAATAGCAGATGTGTTAGAAGTAACCCTAAACAGGTTACCACCTTCAACATCATTCACAATGTTGATGAGTTGATTAGTTTTAATTCTCCACTCGTCAAAAGTGTTTGTTAAGGATACGTTTGCGATTGTCATCTATTTACTATTTCCTTTAAAAGGCTTTTGATCTCGTTCAGGTCATTTTTAAGACTGTCGATCTCGGCAAGTTTTTCTCTAACCTGGTCCATCTGCAATTCAGCTTCTCTCTTAGTATTTAGAAGAGCCTTTTTCTCTCTGTATTCTTGTGCTGCTTTTTTATCCACAGATAGAATAGCACCACTTGACATATCTTTTATAAGATCAGGTCTTTCTTCAACTCTTGCAAGTTTCATTATCTAGTGTCCGCAGGTAGAGCGATTGCACGCATATCATAGATATACGGGATCTTAGTTAGAACGGTATCAGATGATGCCATAACGATCTTGATCTTGAATTGAGTGAATGTGTCAAACGTAGCTGTGTTTGTTGAGTACACAATATTATTTGAACTCATCGAAGGTCTAAATTCAAGTTCAATAGGATTGAGAGATGTTGAGTAATTAATGGTACCAACCTTTTGTTCCATTCTTACCCACTTCTTCTCAGCGATTGGATCAGCATCATATCTATTTCTGACTTTATAATAGACTTGAATGTTTGCTTCTGGTGGCTTAACGGCTGTGAGATAAACTCTCAGATCACCAGCATCAAATTCGGGTGCAAGTGTGACTGTTTTAGATAGATATCTAGACAGCGCAGGGCCGCCGGCTTTTCCTGTTTCCGAATCAACAATGATCTTTGCAGGTGTAACATTGGCATCACTGCTTGTGACGGTGCATGTTACATCATCATAGTAATTCTGACCGTAACTATCAAACTTCAGACCAGCTATTTTACCTGTCTTAATTGGTTCAATCTTAATAACGGCGGTGGCATTAGCACCTGAACCTGTATTTGCAGCAAAGGTAATACTTGTGTTCTGAGTTGTTTGGTTAGCACCAGGTTCTGTGATGCTTACTCTATAGCCTGAAATGCCCATATTATTAATAATTGTTGTTAATGTGCCGAGATTTTGTCTCTTTACGAAAACAACTGGAGAAACGTCGGCTGATGTGGTTTCAAGATCAACTTTCATATTGAACGATCTTGTATCAATATCTTTTCCATAAACAATCTTGCGTTCAGGCAATAGTGTTCTTGTTTCAGGTTTAAATACGGTATACTCAGCATCTTCTGAGTTGTCGCTTGCATTAATTGACTTATAGTAGAATGTGGCCGTTGTTCCTGCAACTTCTACGGTATCTGAATGTACTTCAAAGGCATCAAATACGGTATTTGAATCATAGAACTTGTCTTTATAAGGCGCGCTGAATGTGAAGTCTTTTTCTTCATTGAAGATGATAGAACCAGCACTTGTGAAGTCGCACTTATGTATAACAAACATAATGTCTTCAGATTGAATTGGAGTATATGTTGTTGCGTTCTGCGATTTAAACATGCTACCTAAGAAAGGTTGCTCAGAAACAACACGATCTGTTCCAATGATCTTTTCACCAAGCTCTGAAACATAGATATCATAATCAAAGTCATTTGTCAATACAACAAACGCATAGTCTGTGTTTGGTGCTAGGTAAACTGGTGATGTAAATGCGAAACGGGTATATGTGTTCGAGTCTTCTGCATTTGGTGCAGCAGAAACTTTAATATCTTCTGATTGAACAATTGATATAGCATTTGGAATAATTTCATTAGAACTTGGAACACCATTCACCAACGGTCTGATCTGCATTTCTACTGGCAGAGTACCTTTATTGCCGAAGAAGATATCGATAAATGGCACAAAAAGACCTTGTGGATATTCATCGGCCGAAATGAAGAATGACTGAGCAATAGGATCTTTTTTCTTTTCACGTTCACGCTCAGGTTGATTTGGTCTAGGTGGTGTTGGCGGATTTGGAGCCGGAGGTTCTGGTGCAGGTGGCGGCGGATTTGGTGCCGGCGGAGTTACAACCACATTAACAGTAGAAGTTACCAACTGTCTTGTGCTTACACCTAGACCAGCCGCAGTAAACTTATACTCGGCAACTGTCGTTGAGTCATTTACATCATTTGTAGGTGAATCGGTTATACTAAAGATTTTTTCACCAACTCTAAAACGATACTCTGAAGAGGCGTTGTTTGGATCTGGTATATGCAGAACGCCAGCTAAAAATCCTTTATTGGTTGTAAAGTGTGCTTGATAGCCTCCAGCCGTAGAATATGGAACTCTGCTATCACCAATAGAATATATTACGTTTGATTTTGGTAATAGACCAAACCACTCACTGCCAAAATTTTCTATCTCTGCAATTCTAGTGGCACCATTGTAAGAAACGATATTAGCGATTGTGCCTGGCTGTGATCCGTTTACGAAAGTGATTGTGTTGCCGCTATAGATATTATCTACAGGTGAAGCATCTGCCGCCAACTTTATTCTTCTTAAATCAATCACAGGATTTACATCAGGCAACGCCGCTACTGGAGGTAAAATTTCACCATTGGCTGAAGGGTCACCGTAAATTGAATATAGATCAGCAGGAGTTACGACTCTACTAATACCACTGTAATGTTCGTAAGAAACCATGTTTGCAGATGCGCCAGTTTTTACACCGACAACCGAATTTGCATCAACTCTTTGGTCTGCAACATATACAGGAATTTGTTCTATGATAGCTGCACCAACTTCTGGTGCCTTATATGTTGCCGGATTGTCAACGTCTGAAGGAATAAATGTTGGTAGATGACAGTCAGCTTCAATATTTTTTCTAGCTTCAACATGAGTTGTATAGATGATTGTGTTGCCTGTCTCATCATACTCTGTAAACAGAACTCTTGCTTTACCGTCTTTTAAGAAGACTTCTTCTCTAGATGTGTCAATAGCGCATGTAACATATCCGATACCACCATTGCTGTAGTGTCTACCAGATAACGGTCCAGTAATCATTGTCTGATAGTAAGCAGAGGTGTTAAGTATGATCTTATTCGCTCTCTGGATATAATTGCCTATATTCTTACCATCGAAGTATGGATAAACTCTACGATTTGGTCTGAGATTATAACCTGTGAAATCGATTGGCAAAGCTCTCATATATGCCAATAGATTTACATCACTAACAACCGAGGTTGATTGTGTTGTTTTTACCGTAGTCGTTGTTGGTAACTTTTTATGATCTTCACTTTTGGCCACCTTAGTTTGACCAGCATTGTTGATCTTATTTTTACCAGACAAAGAATGTACTATCGGTAATTTTTTTCTTTCTGGTTGTTTAGCCATGTGTTATAAAACCTCATTTGCAATTCTAGAATATTTATCTTACTTTATCCATTGCCGCCAATTGGATCAAATCCAGACCCAGGCTGTTCTAGACCAGCTTCAATGTGAGCCGTTGCTGTATCGTAGAACTGGCTAACAGCCGCCTCAGCACCTTGTTCATTGTAAACATTAACCCAATACTCAAGACCTGCTGCCTCTGCATCACGACCAAGATATGATTGATAGAGATCATTAATGACTTCTTCAACCGTATTTTCTCTGGTTAAGTTATCATCAGCAAGTAAATCTGAATAGTTTGTTGCTGTCAAACCATCGTAACTTGTTGTATTAAGCCCTGCTGCAATTGAATAATTAAAATCGTCTTGAGATACAACAACTGATGGTGTAACGCTAATATTGTAATCATCTGGTAGCTGTAAAATTTCTCCAGAGGCTATTGCACCATCAACAATCAATTGATACATTTCTTGTTCTGTATAGTTACCTGATGCGTACAATTCTGCCCAATAGGCTAGACCAGCACCTTCAGGCGGTCTGTTTAGAAGATCGTTGTAAACTTCTGCAATGAACTGTACGTTACTGGCTGTAATGTTTACTGTCGAACCCGTTGCATTATTTAAAACTGCTTCAACATAGTTTGCAGCCTGCTCGAATGTAATACCAGCTGTTTGAGTTACGCCGTTAATAACAACTGGACTTCCATCGGCAGGATAATATTTGCCTGTTGCAGCATCATATAGCAATGCGCCTAGCCCACCATAGAGGTTAGAATCGAGCAACATCATAAGCATTTCATACTGAGGACCAACGTCAATGACATTGCCATTGATGACCACATCTGGTGGTGGATCATATGGTGAGCAGTTATGTACTGCAAAACCATTTACATAGTAAACATGGTTTTCTTTCAGACACAAATCATAAACAGTTGTTTCATCAAAAGTATCTTTTCCTACAATGATGAAAGATTCGATTGTGACAAAACCGTTTTCGGTGTCTAGAACATCACCAACTTCCATTTGCTTCACGACACCACCCTTAGATACAATATCTTTATAAGATGGGAATGAAACTTTAGCCTGTTCAATATCAGCTACAAGCCAGAGATTGTCTTTAGACTTAAAGATATGATCTGCGGTTGCAAACGCTTTTGATCCGTTTATAGAAACGAGGCCTCTTTCACCAATAACAGGCGTTTCGATCTCAGCGACCTCAACGATCTCATTGTTATAGGCAAGAACTTTTTCACCAACCACAACTTCATCAATTCTCTTTTGTGTGCCATCGGCCATGAGAACTAGAGATTCGCCGGTGAAACATGTTTTTGGCGGCTCAGGTTTTGGATCATCTGGCTTCGGTGGTGATGGTGGTAAGGATATTACGATAGGATCAAGAACTGTTGTGTCTTTCCAGATATCGGAATCTGGGAAGGTGATTAGCTGACCTCTGAAGTCTGCATAGAGATATTCAGCAACAGGTGTAGTCTTTGTTGCGAAAGTCTGAGATAGAACAGGTCTTGTTGTATAAGCCAACATAACCTTATCGTCATGGTAAGATACTGTGTCGGCTGTTGCGGTGTTTGCTCTCAGTGCAAAATAATTGCCATGTAGCTTAGGCATTAACATGCCGTCCACACCAGAATACTTACCTGTGGTATCGATAGCCGCAGAGAAGTCTGGAGCAGAAGGATCAGAAAGCAAGAAGCTGTTGAATGTATCAGCTAAAATACCATATTTGGTTCTATCTAACCCATCAACGTCTTGAATTACGGTGTCTGTGGCTTTTCTTTCTAGAGAATTGAGCGAAACACTATACTCAACATTCTTCAATCTTCTATCGATTGCGGCAATATCTTGCATGGTATATCGTCTATGATCGACAGTCTCAATAATCACATCGTTTTTCTTTATTGTATATGGGTTCAATGATAGACGATGTAGAGTTAGGTTTCTATCTGGCTCTTTTGGAAATACAGGATTAATTGCTGAGTCGCCTTGCAGCAATTGTATATTCTGATTCAAGTTTAGAGAAACTATGTCTCTTCTTGGTAGATAATAAGAATACGACGATCTGAAGTCTGTTGCAGGAACAGGAGTTCTAGATGTATTGAAACTAAAGTTTTCAGTATTTGACGCATTATTTCTTACAGGTCTAAAATCAATAACATCACTCAGTCTGATATTTCTGAATGTAGGAATTAAACTGTAACCTGTTCCTAGCGAAACACCTTCTTCTGTGACAATTGAGCTTAGAGAAGGATAAGAATCTACAGAGAAATATCCAGAATCATTTGTTGTCTTAAATGCACGACAGCAAACGACCAGACCACCAGAGATAGGTGCATAGCCTGGTTTTAATCTGATAGCAGCATGATCGTAGTGTGTTAGTCTTTGACCATTATCAAATTCATATCTTTCTGTAACATCAAGAAATGAACTGAGTTTTGTATTTGCGACAGGCGCAGTGTTGCCTGGGAAAGCGTAAATTTTAGGAACGCTAATAACATCTGATAGATATAGACTTTCAATAACAGATGACTGTTTTGAAGGATTCATAATAACAACTTGACCCGCATTGACATATACGTTTGCGGTAGAACCTGTTGAGCCAACAAATACGTTTGATACGGCATCAGTTGTTAAGTATTGTGTATTTGCTTTGATGAGCGTCTTAACTCTGTGTTGTGCACCAGAATCTTGTGTACTCATCTTAGCATAAACTGTAGCTAAGAACGAATCAGATCCGCCACCGCCTGTTGAAAGAGTGGCCTGCTCTGGTGTTGATGATGTTACATCAGCAGAAACTTTAACCTGTTCGCCAGTCACTCTTGAACTTGATTGTTTATCTGTGACGATAACCAAGAAGTTTTCCATAACAGTAGAAGCGGTGTTTGCACCAGTTGCACCTTCAAAATCTTCATTTGTTCCGGCTGTTATAACGGCTGAAGTGCCGCCAACGAATTGCACACCGGTAAAGATTCTACGGTAAACATATGACTCGTTAGTTATACCAGGAGCAATAAACTTCTCAGGATATACGAAGAAACTTGCTTGTCTGTTTGGTTCGCTGATATAAGTGTTACCAGTTAGCAACCCGTTATCTTTGCTTACAGGGGCAATCGTAGCTGTTGCATTTGATGTTGCGCCAGTTGTATATGAAACATTTTGTGCAAACGAGTCAACGTCTGTAATATCAAATGTGATTGTATATTGCGTATTTGCACCAGTGATCTGTGTAAAGGCATTATAGACTGCGGCTCTATTATTAGGGCCATCATAAGATGCGATTTCCCTGAAGTCGCCAGAACCAAGTCCAGAATTAATTTTGATCCATGCACCAGTATAAGCATCATCAACTTTAGATGTATTGTTGGCCTGTAAAACAATTTCAGTGTTTGAATTGGCTGTGCTTGCACCTGTGCCTGTAATAGTTCTGAACTTAGTATCAAAGAAATAATACTCAAACTGTCTGGTTGTTACGTTTGAACTGCCAGAATAGAACTCGATATCTCTAACTCTTGCTGTACCAATCTTTGTAGAATTATATGTCGTTGTATTTGTGACGTTAACAGCACTTTGAGCAACGCAGTGTAGATCGATAATACCTAAACCTTGAGTGTTGAAAACACCCTTCAAATCTTCAACGATAACATAATTGCCGTAATTTAGATTAAGATCATAGTTTGTCTTATTGGCTTTGTCTCTAGCTCTAGGCAATTCAATTTTTGTAGAAGACTGTCTTTCAGTTTCATAACCAAAAAGATATGCTTTACCAGAACTTATGTTGAGTAAGAAGTTGTTTGCTGGATCAGTTGGCGAATCTTCAATTGTAAGAGTAAACGGGCTTACAATATAGTTACCTGACTCGTCATAGGTTCTTCTTGCAAGAACTTCTTCGATTTCAGAATAAACTGGTGTTGATACTTTTTCGGTAATTACACCGTTTTCAATTTTACCAATCTGAATAAACTTTTCATCGTCTGTGCTTGTGGTTGATCTTGTTGTATAGACCAAGTCTGTTCTGTAACGAGCAGCACCAGGAGCCTGATAGTTAGATGCTTCAAGAGCCGGATCTAAGAGTGATGAGTCATCAGATTCCGTAACAATACTTTCTTGAAGTTCTAGACCAACTCTGAGTGTTGGTGTTCTAGTGTGCTTACTCAGAACGATAGCTTGTGTTGGTACTTTGATGAAGTAGCCACTATAGAAATAAATGCTGTCATAGATGAAGCTGACCTGGCCATTAGATGAGACATTGGCTGAAGAAACTAAGTTAGCAAAAACATTTCCTGTTGTTGTCTGTATTGTTGAACCAGGACCAAACTCTTGACCGGTAATATACTTGACATGCAATGCAGGTGGAGATGTTGTAGTGGCAGGTGAAACTTGAACAACTCTGGCAATAACATCATTATTACCATTTGAATACTTAATTGTTTTATCTTTGAAATTGGCAACAACGATATCACTGTTAGCATACTGAGTGGCAAGGTTCAGTGTGATTACATCTGAGATATCAATCTTACCACCAACAACAGAAGACCCATTAACAAAAATATGGCGACCAAATCTTTCAATCTGGTTTTGCAAAATTGTTTGAATCTGCGTAAGCTCTCTGGCCTGGACGGCATATCCTGGTCTAAAAAGGATTCTCTGAAAGTTTTTGCTTTCATCAAAATCATCATAGAATGGTGAAACCTTTGACGCTAAAGGAACAACCAGAGTGTTTGCTACATTTGCACTTGCCATTTTTAATCCCTAGTTAAAATTTCAGAACGATTTTGAAATCTTCTGTTTGATCTTCGGCTCTTTCGACGGGCTTTATATTATCTATATATAAAAGTTTTCCAGAATTAGGTTCGAAATCTGGGTCTGTGATAGAGTCCACAAATCTTGCTGCTGTTGATGTATCACCGACTAACAGCTCAGTGTCAGGAGTTCCCGTTGTATTTGAAAGTTTAATTTTATTATTGGACGAATCCCATTCAACAACAGTACCACTAAATGTAGATGTTGCTAGAGACGTACCTTGATAAACGGTTTCATCTTCTTGATATTCAACTGATGTGCCGTTAACGGTTAACACGGTCAATTGAGAGAACACGGCGTTTGATGCCACGTTTGTTGTACCAAAATCTAAAGGATCTTCCATTAAACTAATTTGACGATAATCGTTTTGTAGTGTTAGAATTCCTGATTCACTACCTCTAAATCTTGGATTTAGAACAAGGTTAGAACCACCAAGCTCAGTCAGAGGATCAGAACCGTGCCCGCCTGGTGGGCTGATGATTGCTCTCAATGAAACATTTGATCCTGGTCCAGAATATGTTACAGTTGCATATGTATAATTTAGACCTGGATTATCTACAACGATATTTGAAATTGTATTTGATACTGTATTGACCTGAGCGAAAGCATTTGCGCCTGTACCATCACCTCTAATTGTGAGTGTGATTGCGTTACTCGTGACTGCCGAACCCGCATTTGAAATCTTGATAGCTTCAATCGATCCTGGAGTGGCATCTTCTTGAACTTGCCACTGATTTGAGTTGTCATCTTCTGTCAGCGTTTTTACAGGAATATATGAGTTTGTGACATATTTAATTTGGTCGCCTGGGCTGACCGTGTACATATATTTCCAAACATAACCGTCTGACTGAGTAACCGTACTTGTCGTTGTGATTGCTGTGGGCATCTGAGTTGAGACGTTACCACTGCTGTTCGCAATGCACTTATATACTTTAAATTCAGAAGTTACAATATAAAACTTATTGTTCTGTATATCATATAGTTGTGAAGAAGGCATCAGGTCGTCGTATGCGTTATATACTGTATTAGCTAGCCAGTTTACTCTAGGTATAGCATGGGCAATGTCATTACCGGTTAGTTGTTTACCACCAATCATGTTTCTCCAAACTTCGTAGAGTGAAGAACCTGAGGTATTGGCCTGAGCCGGTGATAGATCATTAGCCCAAGGAACACAACGACCAAAAGTCAAATAAATGCGATTATTAGCCGGTTCTGAAACCGACTCTTTAAACTGTTTGGCGTTAAAAATCTGTAGACTTTTTGAATAAACTGATGACATTCTTGCTTTCCAATCTCAAATACTATTTATAACAAAATACCGACTGAAGCCGTACCAAAGATGTTTGAGCCGTTTGCTTGTGCTATATGAAACCAATTCGTATTTGCGGCGGTAGTTACTCTATAAATTCCGTCTGTCAGACTGATTGGCTCTGTTTGTAGCACAACAGAAAGACTTGAATTACCGGCACCTCTCTGTAATGTTGGTGTCAAGTTTGCACCGCCAGGTCCCTGTTGCAGGTTGACTAACAGATTTGCACCTTCGCCGCCTGGTGCGAGTGACACTCTCAAGTCATAAGAACTATTAGAACCTTTTTGTATCGTGACGGGCAGGCTGGCACCACCGATATCTTTTTGTAGATTGACGGTCAGATTTGCCGTATCACTGTAGGCTTCTAGAACAGGCACAACAAGACCACCTGTGCCGCCTCGAGGAAATAGATTTGCTGACAGATTTTCAGTCCACAAGAATCCTGTTCCGTTTGCACTTACGTTTGCATACATGATTGAGCCAGTCGCGTTGACTGAGATGGACGCGACAGCATCTCTACCAGATGTTGTTCCGTCAATTACGCTGACTGTTCCGTTTGTATAGCCGTTACCTGAAGAAACGACCGTGAAGCTGATTACATTTGTCGATAAGAACGCGGCAGTTTTGATTGAAAGAACATCGCCAGTTGAGTAACCATATCCTCTATTTTCAATGGTTGTTGATACGATAGCACCAGTTGCGTTAACTCTAATATTTGCGGTTGCACCAGATCCAGTGCCACCATTAATTGCAACAGGTGCGGCTGTATTGGTATAATGTGTTCCGCCATCGACAATTGTGATATTGGCCACATTAGACAATAGCAAGTGTTCGACACTGGCAGTAATTGTATCACCAAAGGTATATGCGGTACCTCTTTCAAAGATGTTAACATTCATAATTGAACCGGTAGCATTAACAGAAATATTGGCATTAGCCAGTCTTCCTGTGCCACCACTGAAAGAGATATAGCCATTTGAATAACCATATCCTGTTGATGAAATACTGATGCCTGCGATATTATAAGTTAGTAAGTTATACACATTTGCTTCAACTACTTCACCATTTGCATAGCCTGTGCCTCTGTTATTCAGTGTGATGGTTGCAATTGAACCGAGAGCATTGACACTAATATTTGCGTTAGCGCCTGAGCCCGAACCACCAACAAATGTGATGTATCCATTAGACAGGTCTCGACCTGCTGCGATAAGCTGAACATTACCCACATTGTAGGTACGAAGTTGCGATACGTTGGCTTCAATCGGAATATTCAGATCGGTCAGCCTATATCCGTTTCCGTACTTCTGCATATAGATGCCAACAATAGCACCTGTTGCATTGACTGTTACGTTAGCATTGGCAGCATAGCCAGCACCCTTCTTGAAGATTATATAACCATTTGAATAACCTGAACCGCCGCTTATGATATCTACGTTTGCGATATTGTAAGACAGCAGACTTGATACTGAAACATTGACGGTCTCGCCGTTTGCATAACCTGTTCCACGGTTATTGATTGTGACAGTTGTTATTGCGCCAGTAGCATTGACCGAAACATTGGCATTAGCTCTGCGACCTGACCCACCAGATATTGAAACATATCCGTTTGAATAACCGCCACCAGTATTGCTTATTCCAATTGTTGCGATGTTATAAGAGATCAGGTTATATACGTTAGCTGTAACAACATCAGAATCTTTATAACCTGTACCGCGATTATTAACTGTGACTGAAGTGATAGCACCTGTCGCATTAACGGTTACATAGGCATTTGCACCTGTGCCGACATTACTTGACAGGCTGACATAGCCGTTTGAATAGTCTGAGCCTGGATTGGTAATATTAATAGAGGCCACATTTCGAGAAGAAGTTGTCAAGAAGTCAATATAAGCATTAGAGTTTGCAACAAGCCCGTGATTAGGAATATTGAATATAACATTACTCACATTGCCTGTAGTTATAGAATAATAGTTTGCTGTGACAAATTTATATTCGACAACATCTTCAACATCAAAATTGTTCATCGTGTCGGCGATCTCATTGTCTTCTCTGAGATATTCACCGAACAATTTCATACCGGCTGGCTGAATGAGATCGCTAATTGCTTTTCTATACTTGTTTAATGATTCTTCGATGCGAACAACATAAGAATAGTTTTGATAGTAGTCGCGGTCTTCTAAGAAGTTAAACGCACTAAGATGACCATCATCATTTAAGAATCTACCAGGATAATTAAATGTGCCTGTGATAATGGTAGAGTTGGCTTGTGCTGTTCCGTCACCAAGGCTGGCAAGGTTAATATAAGGTGCCGACGTATATCCTTCGCCACCATCAATAAGTATTAATGAAATAATTTTACCAATACTATCAACGGTTGC